TCTTATCTTCGTGCGGAGCTATTTCCCTCCACTGACCTCTATCTTGAATATGAAGAGTAGGAGTTACTAGCTCGACATCAGTACTATGCGGATAAAGGGGATCTATAGATACTTCTCTCTCCCCCGCTTTTGCTAATTGAGAATATGGTCCTGTATTCCATCTTGCCCCATCATTATCCAGCCATGTTCGGCTTCCCTTATATATCTGACCCCTACCCTGTATCTCTATGGCATCATCCTGATATGAAGCGAGATTAAAACTACTTTCAATATCACCCTTTAAAATCTTATTGCTCAAATTTCTTACGGCCTGTAATCCATCTGCCTGCAATTCATGCGTAACGTGAACGGTATAACGTTCTTCTTTACCATAATGGCGGAGCGAATTTCTTGCCGTTACAAAGATATTGTTCCTCAAACTTAATGGTATCGAAGTTCTATCACTCCATTTACCAGCCTTAAAAACAGATCCATCTATAACTTCACGAACAACTCCCCAAAATTTAAGAGCCGTTCCATAGGATTTTGCTCCAAGTTCCGCATAATGGTTTCTAGTATTTGAAAGTGGATCTCCCAATCTTAACTTTGTAGGGTCCCAGAACCTACGCAGTATATTGTCACTATCAAGATCTCTTATATTAATCGACATCATCATAACGCTAGTATGATCTGACGGTCCGGGCAGATATGTTGAGTCCCAAGAAGGATCTGTAAATGCGTCTTCTGTTCGCATCTCACGTATTTTAATTTTTGCTTCACGCTCCAGAAAGTCCCTTATATCTCTAATCTTTACACGTTCTGGTTGATCTTTAAGCCATTGCTCTATACCACTCCAGATAATAGTTTCCCTTGGAACTATCAGTCCCCCATGTCTTCCAAATATTGTTCCGGCTCGTTCTATATTCTTAGGCCCCTTGCCTCTTACCTGCAGTGTCATCCTGCTTGGATTCTGTAATGTGTCCAGCAGTGTATCTCTTTCAAGTGACGATATGCCCATTTTCCTTTCATCTGGAGTCATTCTTTCATACTCAGGAAAATATAAGTTTCCTTTCTTATCTCTTAGTTGTGGATTTATACTAAATCCGGGTAGTAAAGTTTTCTCATTGCCTTTTAATTCAGCACCAAAATTATCAGCCCAGACAAAATACTCCTCAGCATTATTTACAAAAGGAGTTGATGATCTAGGCATATCTTCTGCTTTAAATAAGAATCTGTTAGGAACCCAGAGGTCACTGCCAACATCTCTTGCCCAAGCCTCTACAGCTATATCGTCAGTGACTGTTCTAAAACTCAGAATATTATGAAGGGCATCTGGGTCCCCTGCCTCATTTATGCCAGCTTGATTTATTAGGTGGGTCATTACACGAGCATTTTCATCTGTAAATCCCATATCCAGAAAGGTCTGGTGACTTTTAAGAAATGCTGGTGTTATAAGAGATTTAGGAATTTCACGTTCAGTATCAATAATATTAAACAAAGATTTGTAATTGAACTTAAACAGGCTTCTTCCAGCAGGATCTTTTATCGCCCTAAAGAAAGTGCCTATATATGGATCTACCTGACCAAAGACAATAGTAGATGGAGGTGCTGCAAACATGGCAGCATTAAGAGCACCTTCCCATCCGTCTGATGCCATGACCCCGCCATTTTCTCTAGCCTCATGCGCCATGGCAGATCCACCCAGTGTTGCAAATGCTCCCGCAAGTTGACCGCCAACCTTAGCTACAGTTTCACTGACACCCTCTGGGGTAGGGCCTTCCTTTATTGCAGTACTGACATCTGACACTAGATCTTCATACTTGACCCATCCAACAACATCAGGATCTACACCCTTCCTTCTGCCAGTCTCTTCTGTGTATCTGGTGACCACAGGGTCTTTAGACCAATATTCCTGTAGCTCGCCATTAGGTGAGATAATCCTTTCGTCTAGATTGTCTGGATCTTCTATCCATAATGGTGTCGTAGCACTAAGAACGTATCCCTGATAACTTAACTCTCTCTGTCTTTCCCTGATAGCGTTTCTATTATCAGGATCAAGAATAATTACTTCATCTGGAAATGTCTGTTTCTTTTGCCTACGCCCAGAAGTTATAAATCTAAATCTGTATCCCTTATGGCCTTTGTCATCAAGTTCTTTTTCAATCTGATCTCGTGACTTATTAATAAAGACAGCAAGATCTCTACCATCTTCTGTTTTATATGATCCGTCTGCCTGCCACGATGCAGACTGCCCTTCTGTTTCTTTAAGTAATTGCCTTACTTCCTCTCTGGATTTCCCAGAAATAGTTGTAGTTATATCATTGGCTTTGTCAGTCCTGGGACCCGGAAGAAGAAGCTGGTTTGGTCCTTTATCTGTGAATCCCAAAAACCCTCCATCCTTATAGGAAGGGGCATCTTCAAGAAAAAGGGACATCTCGCTCTCTGCAGAGCTTAGAAGGTTCTTAGTAAAATTTACAAAGCCAGTATCAGGTACGTCTACTCCACCCCAAGGCTGGTC